ATCAAGCGGTGCATTAAGGAAATCTCCATTAACCTTTGATACTTCTGCCCAACTCATTATCCTACCTCCGTTGTTCTTATAGTTTTACCCTCAAAGACGGTCTTTAAGGTCTTAGTTGTACCATTCTTATAAACATGTCGCTCTGTTATTGACTTGTCAGCATTAAACGTTGTAGTGACCGTTTCAATGCTGTTATCGGTTGTTATTGAGCCGTCAGCATTGAAGGTTGTTGTAGACGCTCCCTTGCTGTCGGCTATGTCCTTGATGGCCTTGGCAAGCTCTTTCTTTGCTTCAGCCATCTGCTTGCTTATATCTTCCTTCTGCTTGTTTAATAGCTGTTCCGACTGGGCTTTAAGCTCTTCCTTTATCTCCTCGGAGTTAACCGCTGATTCAGCTATCTTTGCATTAAACTCTGTGAGCTTTCTGTCAACTATCTCTGAATTTTCGTTAAAATCTTCGATATTGAAAAAATCATCGCCATCGGGTAGCTTCAACTGTAAATTTGTGCTTCGTCTCATATACCACCTATTCAAATATCCTTTCTCTTAATTCGCTGAATTTGTACCTTTTCACATCCTTATATGTAAGAGGATTAAACTTAAAATACTGATTGAATAGCACACTTACCGAATACACGATATTAAGGGGTAAGGCATCCTCTAAAAAGCTCTCAACCGTCTTTTGCATTCTTCTTGACTTAAGCCCTATCTTAACGCTTACAGATTGCCTATCCTCTGAAAAGGAAACTATGCAGCCCTCTTCACATAGATTCTTAATTCGCCTTGCGACTATTATTCGTGAATACGGCGCTTTTTCAAGGCTTTTTGTGTGAACCCTTAACCTTCTTTCGTCAATCGTATCATCATCAAGAGGCACGATATTAAATATCTTTTCCCACCTCTTAACCCCTGATTCCCTCATACGGTCAAAGGATACATTATCATCAAATTCGGATAAGGCCTTATCCAGCTCTTCACCCTGCTTATCGTTACGCTTATAAATGGTTGAAATTTCAGGAACTTTCAATATTACCTCAGGCGCATTAAACATTTATTACCACCTCACCTCTAACCGGTATTTTTTCATAGCTTAAAGTTACATTGCCTTGCACTCCGTTAAGGCTTGTATTCTCAACGTCAAGCACTCCTTGGATATTGAGGATATTCGCCTCAATCCTTGAGAGTCTAACTGTCATATCGTTGAACTCGTTAGCCTCCCAGCCTTTTCTCAGCTCTCCTAAATACTTATCTATAGCCTCTTCGATGTGACTCTTTGATGTCTCTACTGAATATCCGCCTTCAAATACAAGCTTAGCGGTCACGTTGATTTTTATGCTTTCTGCCGCCTTTATAAGTACATTGTGGCAACAAGGTGCAATCCCATCACCCTCGCCATGTGAGGTCTCAGGATCTACATAGTTCTGTAGCTCTTTTAATACCTCTGCAGATGGAGTGGTAAAGCTATCTGATATAACCACAATATCAATCCAAGGACTGCCTTCTTCTCTTCTCTTTGGCTTACAGCCTCCTACCTCTTTCCTCTCATTTAGGAGCTTTCTGTAATCTGCCTTATTCCCGCCAAAATGAACATTTCCAAAAGTATCAAGCAGCCTTTTCCTAAATGTCTCTTCTTCCTCATCATCTGCACCAAATACAAGTATCTCAGTTATCTCTCCACCCTTGTAATCATCAATATAGTTAGCAGGGATAAGCTCACCCTTATTAGTGTTCGCCTCAGCTCCCTCAGTATCACAGATGAGCTTGTAAGTATGCTCTTCAATCTTTTCAGATACAGTATAGGTGTAATCTCCACAGATAAACTGTTCGCCTATCTCAATATCCTGCTTAAATACCCCCTTCACGATAGCAGGATAGGCATATAAGTAATCTATCTTGCCTTTTGAGTTTCTAATAAGATGTGGCAGGTCCTGCGTATCCGGATACATATTCTTGTCAAGTTCATCCAAATCGCCGTAAACATCTTCAAGCTTTTCTGCAACCTTAGCACACGCATTAAACGCAAGTGAACCTTCATCAGTTCGTACATCCGTGCCGAAATCCGCCATCATTTCATCCATTATCTTGTTGTATGTCTTATCCTCATACATCTATATCACCTCTTCCGTAAACAGTTTCTAAGCCAAATGAAATGCTTAACTTGTCGCCTTCAATGTCGCATCTTAAATCCTCAATGCTCTTTATATCTTCATTTACAAGCAAAGCTTCATTCAATATCCTTTTTACTTCACTTTCTATATAGTCCTTTGAGTGATTCCTTCCTATAAGGCTTTGGAGTTCACTTCCATAATCCCAGCTATATTGCGTATAAAAGTACCGTTCGGTTGCCAATGTAAGCCTTGCCCATTGGACTACTGCTGCCAGTCCTGTAATTATTCGCCCGGTCAATCTCCCGGTGTTAAAATCTATCTCATAATCTGTATTAAGGTTATTTTCATCCTCAATAACTTCTTCCTCGTCCTCTATGTCAACATCAAAAGGGAACACTACAAACTCACCACCCTTTCTATTACTACATATTTTTCTTCACTAACCTTGTAAAGTAGTACTTTGTCGCCCTTCTTAAGTGGCTCAATATACTTACATTTATCATTTGTACCTGTCTTGCTTACTCCTTTACCGTCTGCCTTGATATCAAGCTCGCTTACCACTCGCTTAGTTAAGTGCTCAGCAAATAGCAAATCCTCTTTATCAAGACTCAAGCTACCTATTGCACATTCGTTCTTTGATGTCATTTCTCCGATAAAAATAGAGGGTGGATTGTTCCTTGCCCCCTCTTTTCTTATGGTCATTATTAGCTTTTCATATCCATTCATAGGCTCTCCTTAATCAGTCTTGCAGCATATCTTGCAAGCTCTATATTTTGACTTGCCTTTATTCTTGCCTTTCTTAAGTGTCTCTTTCAATAATTCCGATAATATAGTCTTTTTAGGAGTATTCCCTTTAAGCACATGGCAAGATGAATTGGAATGATACACATTTCCGGACTTGAGGTAATACACGGTAGATGTAGGAGTAACCTTCTGCTTAGCTGTTCTTCTGCCCTTTTTCTTTTTAGACTTCTTTCCTTTCTTCTCTTCTGCGTCTTCAGAAGCTTCTTCGTCAATTAACTTCCAAGCAAGGTCTAAGTCCATCATGTGAGTTCCGTTTTCAAATCTATGACTGTCATTGGTGATATAGAACTTCCCTTTTAATCCGGTAGCACCATCTTTTATCACTATGCTTTTACCTGATATTGCACCAATATATCCTAGGGCTGAGACTGAGGCCTCTCGTGTCACACCTACAAGCATCTTGCCTGCCTCTGTGTTAGCACTTACTCCCTCTTCCTTCTGATAAGTGGATTGATAAATGCCGAACTTATCTATATTGTCTTTATGCCTTACCTCTCCTATCTGCTTCATACTATCGTTGTAGATTTTAACAAGGTTAACCATATTATCGGTTGTATCCGAATAGGTCGCCCCTGTTATATCCTGCGACTGGTCAAGTGTTATTCCGCTTTTTAGACCTTTTTCGGACACAACCAACTTATCAGCATTCATAGATAGCAGATATCTCTTACCTGTCTTAAGGAAAGCCTTTCTGTACGCTTTGGCAATGATGTCATAAAGGCTCATATCTTCACATATCATCTTGGGTATTACTACCCCTGTAGTAGCAACCTTGTCTATCTTAATGCCTACGCTGCCACAGATTTGTTTCGCAATCTGCTCAGGAGTCTTATTCTTAAATTTATACACGCCCATAGATCTAAGCAGATAATGTAAGAAGTCTCTTGCGGTGTAGCTTTCTGTACCTATCTCTGCCGACTTTTCCCTTGCTGTTATAACTCCTAAGAAAAGCCTTGTCTTACTATCATACAGGCTTACGATATCACCAAGTTTGATATTTACATTCTTAAAGCCCTTATCATAACGGTTGGCCGGTAATGAAAAGGTAATCTGCCTTGAGCTTTGATTGTGCGAGCCTGCCCATTCTACGCTTGTGTAATCAAGCCACTTCTTATTCCATAAAAGCTTAATAGCCATTATCTAATCACCACCTCATATCCTATAAGAGCCACCACTTCTTTTACCTTCGCCTTCTTCCTCATAGCCTTTTTGATAACCGCCTTGTTGTTGTTCCTGATTTTTTTCCATCCATCAGATGTGCCGGTGCACTTCTTTACAACCTTGCTCCAGGTGTCGCCTTTCTTCCAAGAGTAATTTGCTTCTCTTGTCTTGGTGGTTATTCTCTTTTTCGCTGCCGTTTCTCTGTACTCCTTAAAGGCTAACGAATATTTAACATCGCCATTTCTTTCTGCCTCGCCATACTTAAAGGATTCTATGGTGCAAAACATATTTATATCCGTTTGGGTAATAATCAAATGTATCGTTGTATTCTTTTCAAATAACTTCTTTAGCTTTTTACAGTAATAACTATACGGAGCATGATACTCTCCGTTTATAAAATCGTACTTATCCGCAGGAAAAAAAGACTCTATAGTTATCGTATAAAGCCCTCTTTTACCCTTAAGGTTAACTTCTCCCTTGTTATGTACATATATTGAAGTGTTATTCTGTGCGCCTTCAATCTCAAATGCTGCTGGGTTAACAGGGAGAAGTATAGAGTTTTTTTCATTATTCCAATTAATAAATATATCCAATCTCTTCCCCTCCCATATTGTCGCTTGTCTCAAATATCTTCTTAGCTAATGCTTCAGCTATCTTATCAATGTCGCTTTCACTTTTTACAACTATAGAATCTGCAAGCTTTGCGATATATACGGACTTGCCACCGTTTCTCTTGGCTCCATCAGCATAGGCTTTTCTTACAGTCTCATCATGTGGATATACTCTAGTCCCTGATGGAAGGTCTACAATTTCGCCACCCTTCTCAGAGATTTGAGCAAGTCCACCCTTCCAGTTATTCGTACCTCTTGCAAGTAGTGGTAATGGCGGGATGTTTATACCGAACTTCTCGCCACCGATACCGGGCACCCAGTCAGGGATATCAACACTTATACTGTTTATGCCCGCAATAGCTCCATTTATCATAGAGATTACACCATTTATAGGCATTTTGAGCAATCCCCCCAAGCTTTCAAATATACCGCCGAAGATATTTCTTACACCTTCCCAAGCTTTCGCCCAGTTCCCGGTAAACACCCCTGTAATAAACATGATGATGCCATCAAACCATGTCATTATGCCGCTTACAATTTGAGTTACACTGTTAAAAAACGAGTCAAAATACCCTATCGCTGCACCTATCGCTGCACCAAATGCAACGGAAAAAACAGCATGAACAACCTCGCCTATCTTTGCTAATACAGGGCCTACAACCATCCACAACTCTTTTGCATGTTCGCCTATCGCGGAGAACTTCTCGCCTATTGGTGCAAGTTTTTTCTTAAGGCTGTCTCCTGAGATTCCCATTCTTTGGAATATGTTTTTGACAAAATTCCACAACTTGCCTGCTGCTGCCTTTATCTTATCCCAGTTCTTATAGATGAGAACTCCCGCAACAACTACCGCTGCTAAACCTAAGACTACTGCACTTGCGGGTGCTGTAACTAATCCCATTACTGTTTCTGCCGCCCTAAACGCTTTTCCAACCATCCCAACCGCTTGGACTACTTTACCTATTACTACTACTGTTTTGCCAAAAATTAATAATGCTGGTCCGATAGCTGCAGCAATCAACCCTACTTTTATGATAGTATCCTGCTGAGCCTTTGTAAGCTTACCAAATCTATCCGCTAAGCCCTGAATCAGCTCCGTGCCTTTTTTCACATAAGGCAGCAACCTCTCACCAAAAGATACGGCAATGCCTTCAACTGTAGATTTTAATATGGTTAGCTGTCCTGCAAGGTTATCATTGGCGGTATCGTACATCTTTTTACAAGCCCCATCTGAGTTGTATATAGCACTTGAAAGCTTGTTAAAGTCTTTATCCGCTGAATTGACTATCGAAAGCAATCCACTCATTCCGGTTTTACCTGCAAGTGCCGCAGCATACTGTGCCTTCTGCGATTCGGTCAGTCCTGCAAAGCTCTTCCTTGTCTCTTTCATAATTGTATCAAGAGATTTCATGTTACCATTTGAATCCGTAAGAGATATACCAAGGGCATCCATTGCCGCCTGTGATTCTTTCGTAGGCTTTGCCATTCGGGTAAATAAGCTCCTTAACGCTGTACCCGCTGATGATGCCTTTATACCACTATTTGCCATAAGACCAAGGGCGGTTGATACATCCTGAGCATTAAACTTCAATGCTCCAGCTACAGGGGCAACATACTTAAAGGATTCACCAAGCATAGATACGCTTGTATTTGAATTATTAGCGGTCTGTGCCAATACATCAACAAATTTATTTGTGTCCTTAGCCTGCATTCCAAATGCTGTGAGGGCATCTGTTACTATGTCGGAAGTGCCTGCAAGGTCTTCTCCTGTAGCTCCCGCAAGGTACATTATTCCTTCTATACCGTCTACCATCTCTCCAGCCTTCCACCCTGCCATAGCCATGTACTTAAATGCTTCGGTTGATTCACTTGCTGAATACTTTGTTTTTAAGCCCATTTCCTTTGCCTTTTTTGATAGCGTTTCCAAATCAGCTCCTGTCGCACCTGATATAGATTGAACTGTGCTCATTCCCTTTTCAAAGTCCGCTGCCATTTTCACAGAGGCAATGCCCAAACCTGCAATGGGTGCAGTAACTGTTTTTGTTAAACTTCCGCCAACTCCCGCTATAGTCTTGCCTGTTTTTTCTATCTGCTTACCTGCTTTAGTCCATTGATTTGCATTTCTTCGCAAATTATCGGCCACCGCATTAAGTGGTGATGATAATTTATCTATAAGTTTTAATGTGACATCTACTATCTTTGCCATTTATCCACCTTCTTAGCCTTCATACATTCTTTTTAGCTCTTCCGCTCTATCTTGTATCTCTTGACTTATAAAGGCTTTCAGTATCGTTCTTTCGCCTCGCCCCATCTCTTTGACACAGCTTGGCAATATGTCGTGATAGCGAAAAAGGAGGTACATAAGTTGTACCTCCCCATTCGCCTTTATAAGTTTTTTACTTCTTCCTCTTCATTCTCATTCTTGGTTATTCCGCAAAGGGCAGATATCTCATCACTTAACTCGTTGACTTCAAAGCCGAATAGCTTTTCGCAAAGCTCCCTTGCATTCTTACAGTCAAAATGTGCCTGTAGGCTCTTATTCATCAAGTCAGGCTCTACGCAGGCCTCAGTACAAAGGATGAGCTTTGCATCATAGGACTTAGACATATCAAATCCGCCGTTTTTATTGAACTGATAGCTTATGATGTCATTTAATCTTCTTGATGGTATCTCGCTTATGGTTACATCTACAGCCTCTTCCTTAGAGCCTAAGAGTGATGCAAGTCTTTTTGACTTGAATACACCCTTTTTAAGCTCATCAGCCTTTTTGGAATCCATCTTTAAAAGTTCATCTACTAGATTCATTCTTTACCTCCTAATTAGAGTGATGGGATGGAATCAAGAACTTCCCAACCCGTAAAGGTAAATGGGATTGATTCTTCTCCAAGTTTCTTTACTTCCCAGTTAGCCAGCGTAATCTCATCAAATACGCAGCCTGTGAGCTTAACTCTTTCCACACCTTCGGTATCAGGATCAGCAAGCTTTGATATAATGGTGCATTTAACCACTTTCCCCTTTTTGATGCTATCTGATAATTTGGTTAAGAAGTAGCTTGTAACCTTGTTGAGCTTGATTGTACCCTTACAATCTATGCCGGTTATCTTATATCCTTTAACTAATGTTCTTGCCTGGTTGACCTCGGTTTTTTCAAGTGTAGCCTTAGCTTCAAGGGATAGCACCTCCGCCAAATAATAATCATCAAGCCATAATTCGCCATAAGTACCATTTATTGCCTTTTCAGGTGAAAACTTATTTTCCATTTTTCCCCTCCTTAAATAGTAATGTTAAGAGATACATCCTCAATTGCATCGGTCATTGTGAGTGCAATTTTAAGGAATACATTTGAGCCTGTGTTGGCTGTCTTTATCTCTTCATCATTCATTTTACTTACATCTACACCCCTGCCATTTAAATAGCTCCTGTTAGCCTCAATATCCATTTCAAGGGTGTAACCTTCAATTACTGAAAGCCTTATCAGTTCGTCAAAGTAGTTACCTATTGCAGACATAAGAAGGCACTTATTATCATAGTTATTAGGATATTTACCGATGTAATTATCCTCGGTTGTCCTTCTGATGTCATCTGATATCATGTCAAGGGCATCCATGATCTTAATCTTCTGAAACTGCGTATTTTTATCCGCTGTTAAAGTGGTAAGAGAATTAACCCCTCTACCACTCTTAACCTTCTCACCATCCCACCAAACGATGAACTCGCCTGCATCTACTGCACTATCCATCTTTTCCTTGGTAAGTCTGGTGCAATCTGTAAGCTCATGAAGCGGTGCGTAGGTGCTTGACATCTTAAGCGGTGTGCCAGCTATAAGACCTGCGATTCTTGCACAATACTGCTCTGCTGTATAGGCTTTTTCGCCTACAAACACCTTTTCTGTAGTGTAGTTGATGATTGCCTCGTTATCGCCCTTGATATTAGGCAATACCGCCTTAATCAACTTCTTAGCAGCTCTTTCCGCCTTCACATAGGTTACAATCTCACCTGTCTTTTTATCTGTTCCAACTGTCGGAACTACAAGATAGTTAAATTTGACCGTTCTAAGATAGTCAAGTGCAGACTTGTAAGTATCCGCTGTCTTATTGAGCACATAAACTATAACCTTGCTTGGCGCATTTACATAGCCAGCAAGTGCAAGCTTAATCTGCTCTTTATTCTCCGCGCTGATATTAGCAGGGATATCTGCCTCAGATACGCATATCGTTGGATTAATTTCCGGAATATTGGTATCTTTTAAGATCATTGCGATAATTCCTCTATCTCCTCTCTTAATAGCTGTAGCAGCTATTTCAGAAAAGGAAATCGTAATACTTGGCATTCCCATTATTCGTCCTCTACTTTCTTTGATATTTCTACATTTTCAATTATTTCGCTGTTGTCAGGATGGCTAATCTTGGTTAGCCACTCCAAATTTACCGTTATTTGCGGGATATTACGGTCTAAACCGACATAATCCCAATCAAAGCCCGTTACATCTACCGCCCTGCTGCCTACCTTTACGAAAAGCCCGAATATATCCTTTAGCTTTTCTATAACCTTCAATGCCTCTACCTCGTCCATACTCTTCTGCAAGAATGTGATATAAAATGCCATTTTGTTTAGCATCGAATTGTAATTTGACGGGCTAACTTCCATAGGCTTTAGTTGGGTGAAAAAACACGGTCTATCGTAAGCTTCAATTACAGCCGAACTGTATAGCTTAAATTCAGGGAATTCACTTTTTAAGAGCTCTAATAAGGCTTTTTTTACTTCAGTTAATGTCATAATAAATCCCCTTCCTTTAAGAGTTTATCCACCATATTACTAATATGCTCCTCAAACTTTCCTTCATATCCACTTACTGCTTTTTCAAGGTAATGAACACCTTGCACAAATCCTATAGTCTGCCCGCTCTTCGCCTTTAATTCATGCCCTTTTTCTACAAGGTGGAAGTGCGGAGATTTTGCCGATATCTCCACATACTGGTCAGCCATAAGCCCTTGGACTTGTGACACCTTAAAAGATGAGAGCTTTCCCAGTGACCTTTTATGTTCGCTTGATGTATGAGTAAGATTCCTAGCATTATTCACCGCTTCCTTCCTGAGTGCAAGAGCATCTTTTTTAAGCAATTCTCCTGCCTTATCCGGATACACTTTTGTAAGCTCTTTAAGTGATGCTTGCAACTCTTCAATTCCTGATATCTCAACATCTAAATCAGACATTGCGCATCACCTCTTTATTTGCATGTTCAATGCAACTAATTTCAAGCATTTTGCGCTCTAAATCCACATCAATCACGCTCTCAATTGAATATTCTTTGTCCTTATATCTAAAAAAACAATTTGTATCTATGCCCTTAGTGTAGCGGATATAGCATTTATGAGTTACTTTGCTTTGAACTTTTTGAACCTCGTAAAACTCTGCCCCTCTAAACGGTTTGAGAGTGCCCCATACAGTCTTGATAAGCGCTAGTTTTTTTGTAATCTGCCCCAATTCGTCAGGCACATCCGCAAGACTAAAAAAGGAAAGCCGTTTATTCAGCTTTCCTATATTCATCGTTCTGATTTCAACCACCTCCGCCTATAAAAGGTTAACGCTGTGTGAGTTTAAGATTGTCATAACCATTCTGTTTACTCCACCTGCCTTTTCAAGTTGGTAGTTACGGTTATCAAACATATCTGCAACTATGACAAACAGTGCCTGTGTTAGGTCAGCATGTTTATCTAACCCTTCATCGTCAAGCCCTGTATATGCCTTAATCTGTGCTACAGCGCTATCCTTCATTCGTTCAAGTTCAGATGTTTCAATTTCGCTCGGTTCATCAAGACGGATAAAATTTACAAGGTCATCAATCGTAACTTCACTAACTTTCATTTATACCGCCTCTTTCTAAGTGTGGTTAACCCTTAATTACAAGCTTTGCGATCTTCTGTGCGTTCTGCACCTTTGCATCAAGTTCAACAAAGCCAAGTACCTCAACAGCATGCTGCCTTGCCTTAACTTCTGTAAGTACCTTGATATTGATGTTCTCAGATACCTTTGTAGCAAGTCCGGTATAGTCGCCGTAGTACATGACGGTTGCACCAGCCTTAACATCATCCATATTTGCAGAGGTATATACATCATGGCCAAATAAGGTATAGCCCCATCTTGAATTAGCATCCTTATTAAGCAGATAGTTACCCTGTCCGTCTTTAAGCTTTCTGACTGCAGTTCTTGTCTTTCTGCTCATGATAAAGTATGCATTTGCCTGATAAGCATCCGGAATAAGCTCCTGAAGGTCAATGATCTCATCCGCTGTAAAGTTTGCACCAGCTGTTTTTAACTCCTGCACTCCCTTTGACAGTCCATCGATCTTATTAGGTGTTCCTTTGAGAAGCTCTTTCTCTATAAATTTTGCTATGCTTTCTGACATTCGCCTAATTACAAATCCCACAACATCAAAGCTGGAATCATTAATAAGGCTGATAGATACATCCGTAATCGCTCTGCCAAGGAATCCTGTTAAGTTGATTGATTTAAACTTACCTGTCTTGCTTTCTCCATCTGTAAACTCGTCAGCGTATTCCATAGTTATGTCCGAAGTACTTTTATCATAATATGGAATGCTTAAGGTTCCTTTCACGTTATATCTGTCAGAATCCTGAAAAATAGGGCAAATTTCAACAACTTCCTCAATGATCTTGTTTGCGATGGTCGTTGGAATAACGGCTCCATTATCTCCCTTGGTTAACTCTCCTGCTCTTGTCTCCTCACTTCTGATGAGTGCATCAAAAACCTCGTAATCTCTTTCTTCAATGCTTCTTTTCTCTTCTTCTACAGGTACCTGTGGCGCGCTCTCTGTTAACTCCCTAGTCTTTTCTAATGCTGCGATGGTCTTATCAAGTTCTCTTATTTCAGTTTCAAGGGTTTCAAATGATGTAATTTCATCCTGATTCATTGCCCTTTCTTCTGCCTTAGCCTTTTCAATAAGTGCCTTAAGTGCTGCAAGTTTCTGTGTTCTCATTTCAAGCATTTTCTTCAAATCCATTTTGTTTACCTCCGTAAAATTAATTTTGATAATAAAAAAAGAGCTGTTATATCGCTCTTAATTCCATGTATCTGTTTTCATAGATGTGGTTGTTATTAGGTTCTTTTTCCTTAACTTCAACCGTTTCAACTTCATCCGGTAAGAATCTAAGTTCGATTAGATTATCAAGCTCTTCTGCCCTTACCTCGATACTTGTGCCGTTATAGGCAGGCTTTCTTGTATCATCTAAAATTGATACCTCTTTAAGCTCCAGTTCTCTGATAGTCCTGTGCGGGATGTCTTCGTCTGTCCTTTCCTCTTTTATAGGGATAAATCCAAACGACCAGCCCACAAGTTTTTTGTTTCTGGCCTTTTCAATCACCTCCTTATCTCTGATTTCACATCTACATCTTAATCCTATGTTGTCCTCGCTTATATGGGTTTTATCATCGGCATTTGATGATAAAACTCTTGTATAATTGTGGTTTAACAACACCTTTACCGGGCACCCCGTCCTATTTGCTCTTTCAAGCGACCTTCTGAAAGCTCCTGAGGCTATTTTTTCTATAAACTTGCCCGATGCGTCCGTAAGTACCTTGCTGTCTCTTTCAACGGCATTTACATAGCCGTCAATCAAGACCGAGTCGTCTCTGATTTCAATCCGCATTAGTTTCATCTCCTTTATTTGTATCATTTATGTTGGTGTATTTGTCCGTATTTGGCGTATATACCTGTCCTGATTCAGGATAATAAAGCACATCTTGCAGTCCTAGCTTGATAAAATCAAGCCCGAACTCAGGCAACCTTTCTTTTTTCCTCACTTCATCAAGCTGCATAAAGCCACTATCAAGAGCAACCTTGTAGGCTGCGAAACGCTTTTCTATATCCGTCTTAGTCAAGTCCGTATCGTCAAAGGCAAAGAACATTACATTTTTTTCATCCTCTTGCAACAGTACACTATTGATTGCCGTCACAAATCTAGCTAATATCGGATAGATGCAGACCTCGTAAAAGCGTTTTTTATCTTCCTCTGTAGCTCCACCATTGATTATTGATGGCGGTACAAGGAATATTTTACAGATATCACGGTTATTAGTTTCTTTATTTTCATTAAGCTGTAACTCTACAGATGAGTTTGAGGCTTCTTTGAAGGATAATCCATCATTTAATACAACAACATTCTCAGTGTTATTGGAATAAAGGTTGCGAAAAGCTCTTTTTAACGCTTCCATTGCCTCAGCACTAAGTCTTATTGCCGATTGAATAAAGCCTTTTTTGTTGCCTCCAGTTTGGACAAGATTCTTTTCAAACTTCTGTGTGCTCAGTATTATCCCCAGCAGTTCAGAAGTTTCAGCTATAATAGATTGGCCACAATATCCATTCTGCGTGTTGCGCAGTATCTTAATAAACTGCCAGCCTTCATAACTTACCCCATTTACCAATATTTTGTAATCTTTGAATATCGGATCTGTGTTATACATAAAGCTAATCTTTTCAGGCTCCACATAATGAAGAGATTTGACCTCATTATTTACCCTGTTTATGTAGACATATCCGCCTTTCGATAGAAACATGTCCATAATCAGGGCTTTTTTCATTTGGCTAGCGTCTAAAGTGTCTCCTGTGTCGTCATTTAGCAGGGTAGTCCTGATGTCGTCAACAATTTCCTCCACCTTATTGCCATCCTTTTTATACAACTTGATTTTTAAGGATGATACTGTGTCCGAAATCATATTTATACAAGCTGACAGAGCCGGGATATTCATTGCAGTTCTTCGACTTACTTCTTCATCACTTAGCAGCATCCTCAAAATGTCACTTGATGCATCTAGCTCATTATCAGCCTTTTCTCTTTTTTCTTTTTTCCAGTTAAATAAACCCACTTTTTCACCTCCTTTCAAGCTATACGACCTGTACCACAAAGCCATCATTGAATATTATGTCTTGCTGTACTAGGTACATTGCGTTTATCAAAGCTACAACCATATCTACCTTGCCACTTGACTTCTTTTTATTCACATAGCGATTCATGTTGGTGTCATAAGTGCATTTTGCGTTTTCAAAGTTGATTTCAAGCAAGGTATTAGCCTCATATCTGAATTGTCCGTTTTCAACCTTTTCAGCCAATAACTTGGTAGGCGGATGCAATGTATCTGAATGCTGCCTTATTTCAACCGTGGTATATTTTTGATTCCACTTTTGCGCCGAACTCATAGCATTGTAGCGGTCATACCCGATAGCCACCACCTCACAGCCCAGCTTTGCCTCAACATTTAAGACAAAGTCCTCAATAACTCCATAATCTACCACCATATCGCCACAGGCGATACATTTCACTTGCTCCACAAATCGCCTGTAGTCCACATGTTCAAATTTACTCTTTTCATCTATTCGCCCTTCCGGTATAAATGCCATCACTGTAGCCAGTATATTATCGTTGTCATCCACACCAGCAATTGCCACCGCGCAGTTATCGTTTGTCTGAGCAAGGTCAACTCCAAGCCATACCCTCTTATTAGTCCAGTCAATTTCTTTTACGCTGCACTTCTTCACAAGATTAATGTCTATATAGCTTTCTGTGCCTATGCCCTGATAGATTATGTTGCAATGCTTGGTAAGGAAGTTCTCCCTTGCACTTTCAACCTCTATAGCTCTTTGCCTTTTAGTAAGCAAGTCTTGCCACATCTCCTTTATCTCAAGTGCTAAAGGATTAGCGTGTGCAAGTATATCGTCATTCTCTGTCCAATTTTCTTTGTCATCAGGTTCGTAAAGCAGGGAGAACACCTTATCATCCTTTACAAAGCCATCAAGAACTTTCTTGCAATACAAGACTTCATCCTCAAATGGGTTATTGGCTGTAGGATATTTCGTTGATATGATGAAGCCCAGCTTATTTAATATAGTAAGCTGTCCTGAGCGCATTGCTTCAATCGCATAAGGATTTGGCAAGGCTCCAACCTCATCAACAAGGAATACATTCGGCAACTTTCCGTCAAGCCTGCTATTTGAGTAATTAAGGGGGATGTATTTTGAACTCGTGAGAAAGCACTCAATATCATCTCGCCTTACCTTAAACATCCTATCCTTTCCCTCTTTGGGGAAAATCTTAGGATTGTAACCTATAATCTCTTCTATAGCCTTTTTTATTTCCCTTGACAGCGAGCCATCAGGAGCTACTGAGTAGAAATAGGAGAACATAGGCTCTAGGAAAAAGAGCAAAATAAAAAGAACGGCAATTATAAAGGTCTTGCCATTCTTTCTTGCTATTTCTAGCACAATAGTTTCATATCTGCGCTTTGCCTCATTATCGCTACACATAACGCACAACGAAGCTATTATAAGCACCCACTGAAAGCCTGCCACACAGTCATATATTCTATGATTAATCTTAAGCCCTTTAGGCATCCTGATAAGCATAAGAATCTTATCAATCTTTTCTACTCGGTCTGTATTGATAAAAAACTTCTTGCTCTTACCATCACAGATTTTAATAAACTCTTTACATTGTTTTTTGACATAATCAGGCACTTTCGACTTACTGCCACAAGCCTTTTTAGCGTATCTATATGACGGATGTGTCTTAATCAAATACCTAATACCTCTAATAGTGGATTTTGATTATCTCTTATTGCTTTCACATTCGCTATAGATATCTTTGCTCTTGCCTGCGGTGATAAGGACAACTCGTTGCAGCATCTAAAGAAGTCTTTAGCCAAGTTTGTCCTTGCTGCTATCAGCTTGCTCTTTTTCATTATGTCGTCAACCTGATTCATAGCCTTATCAATTTGGATAATGCTATCTATGGTGACTGCAGTCATAGCCAGTATATAGTGGTCAAGATTACCCAATATTTCTGCCTCTTTTAAGTTGTCAACAATGTATTTATATATAACTTTCTGCTCTTTTGTCAGGTAGCGTGGCGGGATAAGTTTATCCATCCCACCTCTTGCCTTTTCCTCTGCTGCCTTGCGTATTTCCACATCTTTTTTAGTATTATGCCTAGAATTTGTCGATATAGTTTTAGCCGGTCTACCCATCTTTTCCCTCCTTTTCCCTCTTTAAATCTCATTTTGGGAATTTTATGTGGAAAAAGGGTGGGCGTCGGTCTTGGTTTTTTTCAATTTTCCCCTCTAAAAAGGTAGGGGGGATACTATAAATTTTTTTATATTCACACAACAACCACTCCTCTTCCTTCTGCGTTGAATTTCTCTATAGATTCCCTCACAAGTTGTCTTTGATTGTCTCTTGTAATCTCGCCTGCTTCACACATCTCATGATGCACTGCACATAAAGTTATTAGATTTTCATTCGACAAGCGTAGTTGATAATCCTCCTCGATTGGCACGATATGGTGTACCGATAAGTCATACGTGTTAAGCTGTCTTGTTGTACCAATTAGCATTGCCTTACAACATAAACAACAATACTTATCTCTGTCTCTTATCTCTCTGCTCTTTAAGGTCCAGTCATTAGTTTTCCTAAAGGAGAATGCCTTAGTATTGCGACGGATGCCCCACCGCTTACTTGCCTTGTCCTTAGCCTCGCAGACTTCTTTCTCTTCGTGTATGCGCCCGCAATATTTACAGCTCTTAAGCATATACTCACATCCTTTAAAATATATAGAACCGGGAAGGAGGAAACCCGGCTCTTTGTTGTATTTCAATGATACTATTATATCACATTGCTAACCGACATTGTATGGCATCTTTCAAAATCTTTTAAAGCTTTTGCATGCAATCTTGTCACATGATCATAACTGTATTTTAGCTCTACAGCCATACTTTCAAAGCTCATATATTTAACATACCGTAGGTATAAGACCTTTACAAGTCGGATATCTTTTAACTCCTGTATTTGACTTATAATCAGGCTTTTTCTTTTCTTGGCTTCTGCAATTACTGTAAGCATTTTATCTCTTAGCTCTAAACATTTAATAACTCCATTTTCCAACCCATCAGCCCTTGGGCTTGTTTGCACCTTTTCGGACAAACTAAACCCTTTTTTCCCACATGTAGTTTCAAGGTCAGAGAGCTCTTCTAACTTTTCGTTCATCTGCTCATCTAATCTTTGTATCTCCATTAAATACTTTTTAGCCCACATTGGCATCACCTCCCTTCTTAGGCTTTTCCTTAGGCTTTCTTTTTACTTCTTTCTCTTTGATGGCTTCAATCAGCTTATCTCCATCCACACCTGTCCAATATTCAAAGTTTTCGGATTGGAAAAACTTTTCTACAGGCGATAAGTCAGATATATTCTGATTGGGTAGCCTTTTCTTTTTTCTAAGCTCTGCCTTATAGTCTTGTACCGCACACTTAACTATGGCATATACCAGCTTTTCAACATTGTATAAGCTTTGTACTTTTTGCATCCTACGCCTCCATTATGCGTTAATTAAAGGGCAACTCACTCTCTACCCCATCAGGAATATTCATAAATCCATCACCTGGCATAGAATCATTTTGCTGGCTTTGTCCTGCTGCCTTGCTTTCTGCGAACTCTATCTCTTCCACCATAATCTGAACACTGTAGACCTTTTGACCGTCTTTATTGGTGTAGTTATCATTCTGAATGCGACCGGTAACTACTACCTTTGTACCCTTCTTCAGATACTTCTCTACAAACTCTCCTTGCTTGCCAAAGGCTGTACAATTAAAGAAGTCGGCAGTGGTTTCATCTCCCTGCTTTTTATATCTTCTGTCAACCGCAAGTGAGAATCTCGCAATAGCCATAGAGCTATCATTCTGCGAATATCTTACCTCAGGATCTCTTGTAAGACGGCCCATTAATATTACTTTGTTCATGTTTATTCCTCCTAATATCTTTCTTTAGCAATACTGTGTGCTACAATCGTTCTGTTTTTAAGGTCGCTTAAAAAATTTTCGTTCGCGTTTTCCACAAGATAACAAGGATTATTTCCGAAGAAAACAAAATACAAATCAAAATTTAATTCGTGTACAACCGTAGTATATTCTTTGGTCATTGCACACCCTGCTATAGCTGGCTCTCCGCCTGTTGTGATATCATTTCCTCCACAGGTGCTGCCCCATATTTGAGGGAAAGTAATAATGTCAAATTCAGGCCGCAATGATGGATTTTCTTTTTTAATATACAGTGTAGCCTTGTATTCAATTAGTTCTAGATTCGGTAAACGCACTGTCATTTATTCTCTACCTCCTGTTTAGTTTTGTTGTGAGAGTGTAGAGATTATCAATATAACCCACTAACTTGTCATAATCGTTATATTCAATTAAGACTAATTTGTTTATATAGTTTTGCACTTTAACAACAAAGTCTGTAAGGTTGTCTACATCTTTCTGCCTGAGGCAAAAGCCTTGGGTATATCCCTCACTCCTAGCATTTTCGACTCGGTTCTCGACATAGGCTACCAGCTCCTCATCTGTCATAGCACGCATTTTGGATGCCTTTTCTTTAGTGGTCATCTTTTTACCTCTCTTTAATATTCAATATTCAAATTTCCATGTTCATTTATCCAATCTATAACTTCTTTATAGCCTAGTCCGCCTTTATCGGTAACCCTAAAAAGATAGTCATATAATTTAGGGTGCGTTTCTTTTAGTTTTAAAAATCTACCCTCGCCTTCTTTTTCAAGGTGGCAGCCAAAGCCACAGAATACACATCCCGTGCGTTTGCAACCTGTGGTTATTAACCGATTGTTGTCCTCTACAATATACCCATATACTAAACAAATAGGGATGTTGTTTTCTTTAATGTACAGAAGCACATCTTGCTCTGTCCAAAAACTCATCGGGTTGCTGATGGGATTTTTCCCAGCAAATGAATTACAACCAGCCTTTATCCACTGCATGGTTCTTCTTCTGCTTTCGGATGCCATTTGCCCCGTGATTGGTACTTTTCCCGTTTCCTTTTGATATGCTTTAATTGGCTCTTTTTTCATGATATTGCAACATCTACTAGATATTTCAAAAGGCGCATCCAACATATATTTATACTTACTATAATTAAATAATGAGGGCTTACCATTTTTTTGTGTAGCAGTTCCCAAAAGTTGTTTATATCGTACTGTTTCTTTTGGATTTCCACTTTTTATGTTTTTTCTTGCATAATATACACTTTCTGCAATATCTTTTCCGATAAGTGGGTAGCCATACTCATCAACTACTCGTTTAAAGTTCTTTTTTGGCTTTAACCACACCACATTTTCAAAGGTTTTAACAAACTCTCTGATTTCGGGATATTCCAATCCTGTGTCAACAAACACAGCGGGAATGTCAGGGTATAATTCCCTAACAATGTGCAGTAATACCGTGCTGTCTTTGCCACCTGAAAAGCTGACATATACCCCATCCTTACCAAATTCCTCAACCCATTCTTTTATCCGTTCTTCCGTGATCATAACCTTGTATTTAAGTGGTAGGGCTTGCAACTCTTGAAGCTGTTTCATTGAGTGACTCATTTATTCCCCTCCAATCTTCTTTTTGCCATCTCAGCATATTCAGGATTAAATGCCATAGCTGTAAATATAAGGACTGCCCCACTTCCTGCTATCTTAAGCCCTGCTAAGCCACCCCATATAGCTGTTAATGCTCCCAGTGTGAGCAATAACACTCCTGCATAAGTTATAATATTGACTGCTCTATCCATTTTCATATCCTCCATTATTCCAATATGTATAAAATCTTAATTCCCATCTTCTCAGACAGCTTTATCTCTGCTGCCATCCCTTCGCTGATTCCGTATTTAGTACCTACAAGCATTACATCACACATCTTTAAGAGCTCAAGGCTTAATCCAGTTCCCTTCTTTCTCTCTTCCGGATTGCTGTCCTTAAGGACTTCAGTAAGATACAGGTGTGGTGTAATTGGAATAGTTTCAAAATCAACCATTAGCTTAGTTAGATGCCTTGCATATCTCTTATTCCTGATTCGCTTAAATATATTCCCTCTATAAGGGCTGCATACATAGCCGTATAACATAACTCCTCCTTAATATGTCCTGTCTCCCATCAATGCTCTTACAATGTCTTCACGCTTATAGAGGCCTGCAACATTGGGCACTTTTCGGAACTTCTTTTCCAGTTTCTTTTTATCCTCGCCTATCAGCTCAATTATCTGAGGAAGGGTATAGGTATCTTCAAAGAATAATGCTAACAACTCTATCTGCATTTCCCTTTTATACCTTAGGTCAATCTCTTTCTTTTTGTGTGGGCTTTCATTCCCTGTATGGTGTTCGGGGCATAGGTATTTATAATTTAACTTAAAATCAAGCCCTCCCTGTGACCTAAACACGATATGGTGCCTTTGCCCCTGCTGATTACAGCCCTTTACTTCACAGATTTCCATCGTCACCTCCAACAAATTTGACATTATGCAGTTTCAAGGACATATCAAGCAGCTTCCACAGTTCAACATTGGCAGGAGGCTTGCCGTCTGACTTCTTCCACCTTGACTGCTGCCAACTTGTTAACCATCCATTGTTGATACAGTTCTTGATATATTTACAGTCAATGCTTAGCTCTACTTCACAAGGTTTGATAAGGGCTTTTAGCACCTCTACGCTTAGCTTTAGTGCAAGTGCGTTCCTTGTATCGTTTTCTATTTCTGCTTTGATTTCCTTTTCGTGCCGTTCTCCCTGTTCGTCTACATAGATAATCAGGGCTTTAGCCGTTCCGCTCCCTTTGGGATTCCCTTTGTGGTCCAGGCTTGTAATTACTTTAACTTTCATTCTGTCTCCTCGTACAATCTATTTAGTTCAACCGCCCGCTCAGATACTTTAAGAGCGTAGTCGCTAGGAGTATTTATGTTCCTTTTTGCATAGGCCATACCGCCGTTATATGCCATAAGCACAAAGTAAAGGTCGCTATCTTTCCCCCTGTATTCAAGCAATATATCTACTGCCACTTTTACACAGCCCTTTGGCTCTCTGAGGTCATTTACTCCCAGCCTCTTCATCCTTTCCCTACTCCACCTTGGTTGTATCTGCATTAAGCCTATACTTGCTCCATTGTCTCCTACTGCATTAGAATTAAGTCCGCTTTCTCTTTCCGCTATAGCAAGTATTAGAAAAGGATCTATGTCTTTGCTACCTGAGTATTCTATTATCCACTCCCCTAAGGAAGAGTTCATAAAATCCACAGCCTTTTTATCTGCTGCCTTTAGCTTGGCTTTCTTAGGCTTAGCCCTCTTTACTGTGGCTTTCTTTGGTTTGTCAGGAATTACAGGGCTTGCCTTTACTGCCTGTATAGATTCCTCTACAGGCTTACCCCTGATAGTAAGTGATAAGATAATCAGTAATACGATAACTCTTAAGTTCATGTTTTTTCCTCCTAAATCTTTGTCTCGTCTAGCGTTTATCACATTTATTGAGGTTTTGAACTAATATGTTCATTGTGGATAAGTCTGCAAACCCTATTAAATGCTAATCGAAACGGCTTTTTTTGGTAAATTATAGAATGTGTCGCAAATCTTTGGTTCGTTTAGCGTTTATGCGTCTTTCAGAAGTTTTTTAGTGCTTTTTCAATATGCCTGCTATCCGCAAACCCTATTAAATGCTAATCGATACAGACTTTTTGTATTTTTCTTTATTTCTTAAAATCTTTCTCCCGATTAAGGTTTATGCACCTTTCCGAGTTTTTGAACATTTTTGAACTGCCTAAAAATACCCTCAAACCCTATTAAACTTTAATCGAGACAGACTTTTATAAAAATGTAGAATGATTTGCATATCTTTGGTTCGTTTAGCATTTATACGCCTTTCAGACTTTGAACAGTTTTATCCACTTTTGCCCTTTATCTCCGGGAGCTTAACCATCGTATACTTTTGGATAGGTGCACCCGTAAAAGGATTGATTCCGTTATATACTGTATCTTTATCTATGTAATATCCCTTTTTAGGCTTAGGGGTATCCAGCCAATTTATTGATTTGATGATAGTAGTCTTCTTTACCGGCTTGACTAAATTCCTGCTGCAGGTATAATGCTGCTTGGCTCCTCCATCATTAGACTTATATGTCTTTGAGGTCTCTTTGATAAAATATGCTGCCAGCTCTCGATATTGTCCTGTATCATCTAGCGGTGTAAAGTGGGGGCTACCCCATTCCCAACAATCCCTGACTATTTTATTTATATTAGCCTCTATTCCATTTATGATAAGGTGGTGGTGGATAGCTGAGTTTAAATACTCAGTCACGCATATATATTTAAGCTCTGCCTTATATTTTTTATACTCTCTTCTTAGAACTCTTAAAAACTTAGCCAATCTTTTTTTGGCTTCTTCCGGACTTGGCCTTAAATCTCTTCTGTAAGTAAGGACTAAGTGATAATCTCCGTAGCCAAAGTTAGCGTTTATCAGTCTTGCTAGTCTCGCCTCGGTATTTATCCTATTTATTTTCTTCATCTCCTCAGGAGTAATCTTGGTTCTGCCTTCTCTCTGCCTATGATCGTTTAAACTCCTAGTATGACTTTTTATAACTTCTATTGTTTTTCCTGCTTCTATTTCAGTTTTATAGTATGGCATGACTTTATACCCCATTTCTTTAGATATGGTCGTAAAGTTAATAGTTTGAACAAGTGCTAAAAGCGTATAATTACGCGGTTTTGGTGAATTGAAAAAGTAAGTTCCACATCTAGGCTTCTTTATTTATATTCAAGTTAAGACTGGAACTTACTTTTTCTA